GATGGCACTAATGATGAATGGGACTTTAATAAAAACATCAATGTGGATACAGTTCTTACAGCGACAGGTATAGTACATGATGGTGATACAGATACTTCGATTAAATTCTTAGCTAATAGATTGTACATGGATGTTGGCGGCAATAGAGTATTTGATGCACAAGCCGGCGATGTAAAAATTAATGGTCCTGACGGCGTAGCAGGCATTGCAATTGATACGGGTGGTAATGTCGGTATTAACGAAGCTAACCCAGATAGACTTCTGCATATTACACACGCAACGAATCCTATTGTAAGACTTACTGGTAATGGTAATAACGCGGCTGGAAATACCTGGGCTACAATTGAATTTGAAAATGCGGAAGATGCGGCCGCGTCCTTTACCATTGATGCTAAGATTCATGTTGAATCAAGTGAAGCGAATGGTAATGGCGGAGAGATGGTCTTTAGCACTGGCGTTGAGGGCAATACCGAAGCGTTAAGAATTACTGAAAGTCAGGCTATTAAAGTTACTCAAGTCCGTCACAGTGTTCGTCCTACACTAAACTTAGACTTTGTTAATAGTGATTCTTTAGATACTAAAATAGACTTTAGAAGAAATAGCCCTGCTTACTATTATGATGGCACTACTGTAAAATCAGAAGAGAACCTACAAAATTATTCTCAAGAATTTACAAATACGGCTGGGTGGGAAATACAAAATGCAACAGTGTCGGCTAACACTATTGTAGCGCCAGATGGAACAACAACTGCATCTGAGTTTATAGAAGATGGCACAAATAACTCGCACCTCATTTTCAGTAAAAAAGGATTAACCCCCGTTGCGGACAAATATTATACGTTTAGCATTTTTGCTAAAGCCAACACAAGAGATGAAATAGGCATCCGTGTATATTTTGGGGAAAACCAAAGGTGGTTATGCCCAGTTTTTGATTTAACAAATGGTACCGTTGATGACTATGTTGGAAATGCATTCTATGGAGAGTATTCAACGCGAATAGTTGAACATACAAACAATTGGTATCGTTGTGAATTAACCTTTTTAAGTAGAGATAGAAACGTATATAGTGATCCAGATCCTAGAATTCAAATCAGTAACGGCACTGAGCCAGAGGTCACATACGGAAACATTAACTATACAGGAGATGGGTCATCAAGCATTTATATCTGGGGTGCTCAATTAGAAGAAAGAGAATTTTCTACAGCATACAATTTAACGACAAGTAGAACTTTATTGACATATGTTCCTCATCTAAAAGTTGCTTCTGCAGGTAATACGGAATCAAGTTTTGGTGGGACTCCTAGACTAGACCACGACCCAGTAACTGGCGAAAGACTTGGCCTGTTAATCGAAAAAAGTGCTACCAATAGAATTAAGTGGAGCGAAAAGTTTGAAAACTGGCCAAAGGGTGGAACCTCGCAAGGGTATACATATCAAATGCTTTTTGATAATTATGCGATAGCACCCGATGGAACAAGAACGGCGGCACTCTTACAAGAATCGGTTGGTTCTACGCAACAACTTGCATATAACACAATGACGCCGATGACTATAGGGGATGATTACGTTTGGAGCATATATGCCAAAGCAAACGTGACAAGTTATCTAAGAATGGATGTATTTGGACAACCAAGCACTTCATATAACTTAGAGACTGGTGTTGCGAGTGGAATAGGCGCATACATGTATCCTGTCGGAGATGGTTGGTATAGATGCATACAAATACAAACTAAGCAAAATTCTACTTCTGTAAACGGGTATATTGGATTTGATGGAAACACATATGCAGGTGTAGGATATGCAGAATCAGTTCTTGTTTGGGGCGCACAATTTGAAATAGGCTCATATGAAACTTCATACATCAAATGTGATGAAGGCGCTGAAGTGACTAAACTTGCTGATACCGCACTTATTACTGGGGAAACAAATATATCTTCTTGGTATAGACCTGAAAAAGGAACTATATTTGCCGAAGGCAAATCCGGTGACAGAAAAGAAGGCTTTCCAGGTTTGGTAGAATTCAATAAATACGCAACGTCGTACTCAGACAGAATTCACTTATATGCCCGCCCAGGAGACTTGATCTCTATGGACATTAACAGCCGTGGGACAACGAATATGTCATATGATGAAACTGGCAATCTAAGAGATAACTATGCTAAAGTCGCTGTTGCTTATCAAAATAACGATGCGGCATTTACATTTACAAATGCTGGGAGTGTTTACACTGACACATCTGTTGAAATTCCAGAGGTTAATTATATTCATATTGGTGAGCAGAATGGTGGCTATCTAAATGGACACTTAAAGAAAATCGCATATTATCCAGATAGGCTATCCAATAGTGAAATAGCGGCATTGGTGGAGGAATAAAATGAGCAAGTTAATTGGAACAAACCCTAATCAAGTGCCAAGCAACGCTGATCTTGGGTCTATGGCTTATCAAAATAACGACAGCGTTGTTGTGAATGGAGGATCCGTTTCTCCTGATTCGCTCGGCATTAATAAAATTGGCTCGTATGTAAAACCAACGATGTTATTGGACTTCGCTAATAGTAAAATGATTGGTCCGAATGTTGAGTTCACACGAACATCTGGTGCGTATTACTACGGCGATGAGACAATGATATCCCAAGAAAATTTGATATCAAGGTCTCAGGAGTTTACTAAAGGGTCTTGGAGTAACGGAAGAAACACCCTAACAATAAACAGAACAGTAAAGGCTCCAGATGGAACATACACTGCGACAAACAACACTCAAAGCACTACTACGGATGGAGCATATTTAAGAACCGATGATATGAACCAAGATGCGGCTTTAGGTTGTTACTCGTTTTATGTAAAGTATGATAACCATCGATATATCAATTTAACTACAAACGCAACTTCACGGTATATTACTTTTGACTTATTAAACGCTTCCGTAGTGTATACATCAACTACATTTTCAAACTATGGAATTAATTATATAAATGACGATGGGTGGATGAGAATTTGGGTTTCTGACTACGAAGCCCTTGATACTCCACACATGTATCTCACTGGTACAACCAGTGGTCTTGGCAATACCACTTCTGCTGGCGCAAACGTGATTATTTGGGGGGCTCAACTAGAATATAACAGAACACGCCCAACTGCATATCTTCCAACTTTTGGTAGACCCGCAAATAGATATATGCCAATAATGTCTCAGGTTAGCAATAACATTCCTAGATTTGAAAGAGATACTGTTACTGGAGAGTCAAAGGGACTATTGATTGAATCAGCAACCACAAACACGGTTTCAAATAGCACTAACTTTTCTGGATGGAATATCTCTGGTGCATCGCTTGAAACCGATGAACTTGCAGTAGCACCAGATGGAACTCATACTGCTCAACTGTTTTTTGAAACTGCAGGAAATTCAGAAAAAATCTTATACGATGGTAACACAAACTTAAATACTAATCAAGTATTGATACTAAGTGCGTTTATGAAAATGTCTTCTAGTGGCCACAGATATATGGCCCTTCGAGCGAATGGTAGTTCTACTGGTGCGATTGCAGTATTTGATTTACAGGAAGGAGTAGTCACTGACACCCATACTACAGGGAATTACACGATTAGCGAAACTAGATGCATAGACGTAGGCGGGGGATGGTTTAGATGCGCATTAATATGTAAAGACAATGGTGATGCATATCGTGGAATGAGAATACAGTTTTCCTCAAGTGGGAAACCCACATATACTAGTCTACCTACCATTAGCTATACAAGTAATCAGTTGAATTCTGTATATGTTTGGGGTGCAATGTTTGCAGTTGAAACTACAGGTGGCACTGGAAGTGCTTGGGGTTTAACGTCTTATATCGGCGGCCAATCAACCCGCTCGGCTGACTTAGCGATTATGGATCTAAAACCTAGCACAACTACTAACGTGTCAAATAAAAACATTAGGTTTCCTGGAACACTCTATACCGAATCAATAAGTAATCATAATCAAAAGACTGCATTTATTGCAGAACTCTCTAGTCAAGGGTCATATAGTTCTGGAGTAAACAGGTTTTATCATATTCAAAGGGTAGATCAAGGAACATCATCAACAGTATGGTCAAGAAGCCAATCCATTGACGCTTTAGACTCATCAAATAAAATTGGGCAGACATATAAAGCGGCTTCTAGATTCGAATATGGTGATTGGGCAGTTTATAATAATGGCGAAAAAATTGGCAGTAACGACCAGTATCAGTTTTATGCAAACGTAGACTCCATGAGAATAGGGTCAGGATCTGGAAGTGTATATTTCTTAAACGGTCACATTCGTAAAATTGCTTGGTATCCTGAACCGCTTGATGATTCTTCTTTGAAGAGAATAACTGAGGTGGATGAATAATGTCAAAACTAATAGGAACAAATCCAGGCCAGGTGCCAACAAACGCTGACTTAGGCGAACTAGCCTATATGAATAAAGAATCTGTTATTGGAACTGCGTTTAGAATAACAGCATCATCTTCAGTAACTTATAATGATGCAACTTGGACGGATCTCGGACCCGCTTTTGATACAGTTCAATATGACATAAACGGAGACTGGAACACATCAACTAGCAGGTTTGACGTAAAGGTTGCTGGAGTTTATATATTCAATCTTGCGATACACGCTGGGGATAATTCATTAAATAGGCTAATCTATTCTGTGTCTATTAATGGCGATTACGGTGCTAACCGATTACTTGACATTGACCAAGATGGCGCTGGAAATCTTACTGATTCGCAGGTGTATTCTTTATCATCAATGTATTTTTTACAGCCTGGTGATTACGTTGAACCATACGTATTTGCTGATACTGATGGCACTTGGGCATTTGCGAATTCACAATCGCATTTTAGTTGTTGTCTTTTGAGAGGACTGTAAAATGACACTTAAGCAAAAAATAATTTCAATATATCCAGAACTAGAAGGATACGACTTTGCCGATGCAGATATCACTCTTCATGATAATGGAGATGGCAGTGGTGCGTATATATTAAAGTGGAACCACCCAGAGTATTCTAAACCAACTCAAGAACAATTAGACGCAATAGAATAATGATAAATACTATAGCAAACTAACTATAGGAAGTCAAGATGGCACAGCCGACTACAAGAAAAGAATTCAAGGAGTGGTGTTTACGCAAGCTGGGTAAGCCCGTTATTGAAATCAATGTTGATCCTGATCAAGCAGATGATCGCATTGATGAGGCTTTGTCATATTACTGGGACTATCACTTTGATGGTACAGAGAAGACTTTTCTGAAGCATCAAATCACACAAGCAGACAAAGACAACGGGTATATTGATGTACCCGAAAATATTATTGGCGCAGTTCTTGCAATTGATGATTTTATTATCGCAGAGTGTTATAAAATTGTTGACCCAGATGTTTATGCAGACGTATGGAAAGATCGTTGGCTTCAGAATTATGCAACAGCGAAGATCAAGTATCAGTGGGGATCAAACTTAACGAAGTTTGTTGGCATGTCATTACCTGGTAATGTACAGTTTAATGGCGAACAGATTCTAAGTGATGCAAGAGAAGAAATTCAAAGACTTGAAGAGGATATGATAACATCATATAGCTTGCCTGTCAATGATATGATAGGATAATGTTATGGCAAAAAATTACTATTTTGAAAACTTTCAAGCTTCTGGTGAACAAGAGCTAATCGAAGACTTAGTAATTGAATCGATTAAAATCTACGGCATTGATGTATATTATATCAAGAGAAACTTAGGTTCGAAAGATGATCTTCTGAACGAAGACGATTTACCTGTTTATGAAGATGCGTACATTGTAGAAATGTATGTAAAAAATGTTGATGGTTTCGATGGTGAAGGTGACTTCTTATCTAAGTTTGGTCTTCAAATTCGAGACAGTATGACACTCACTGTTTCAATTCGATCATTCAATCAAGAAGTTGCCACTCATACCGAACAAACAAGACCTTTTGAAGGCGATCTGATTTACTTTCCTTTAAACCGAAAATTTTTCAAAATCATGCATGTCGAGCATGAAGCAATATTTTATCAGTTAGGTCAACTTCAAACATATGATCTCAGATGTGAACTCTTTGAATATTCTGGTGAGAAGTTTACGACAGGACAAGACTTTATTGACGACTACTTCGAAGAATATAAAGTCACTGTTGAGCCAGACACAGAAACATTTTCTGTTACAGTCGGCGACAAAACAGACACAAATGTTTTTGCTGGGCGTGGCGTAAATAAAACATTTTATATTGGAGCAGATGAAGCGCCATATCTTGACATGTATGTTGGGTCAACATATTTCTTTGATCAGAGCGATTCGTCAAATGCGAATAATCAGATTCAGCTTCATTCTTCTCCTCAAATCGGACCAAACACATCAGTTAGCGGACAAGTTTATACTGGTGTACCTGGCGCTAACAATGCGGGTCTAACATTTACTCCTGAAACTGCAGGCGATGTATATTACATTCACTCTGATCCTAATGTTCAATTTATGGGCAATAAGATCAATGTTTATGTGTCAAAGGTAGATAATATTGAGGAATATGATGAGGTTTCAGATAATAAAACAATTGAAGATATTGCTGATAATATTCTCGATTTCAGTGAAGAGAATCCTTTCGGGGAGAATAATTACTAATGTTTGGTAATCAATTTTATAACGGTACAACAAGAAGATATACTGCAGTATTTGGCACACTGTTTAATGATATCAAAATCAAAAGATTTGATGAGCAAGGTAATTTGAAGCAAACTCAAAAAGTGCCTATCAATTATGCACCGATGCAAAAAATTCTTGCAAGGCTTGAAGCAGATCCTGATCTTGATTCTCCGGCAATGACTTTACCGAGAATGTCTTTTGAAATTACTGCGATGACATATGATCCAGAGCGCAAAGTCGGTTCACTGAATAAATACGTCAAAGGTAGTCCAACGAATCCCGACACATTTTTTTCGCAGTATACTCCTGCGCCATACGATGTCACATTTGATTTGAATATTATGACAAAGTATGAAGAGGATGGTACGAAAATTCTTGAACAGATTATTCCGTTCTTTCAGCCAAACTTCACACCGAGCGTAAAGATATTAGATGACATCAATCTATATCTTGATATTCCTATTATACTCAATTCAATTTCAAAAGAAGACACATATGAAGGCTCTTTTGAAGAGAGAAGAGCATTAATATACACGCTTACGTTTACAATGAAAGCATTTTTCTTCGGTCCTACTGTAAACCGCAAGGTAATTACATTCTCTGAAGCGAATATATATACTCCTATGGATAACACACAAGCAGAAGAAACTTTATCTGTCAGACCTGGTCTTACAGCTAACGGCGCGCCTACTACTGACGCGACACAATCTATTCCCAGAAATGAGATAAATAGTGATGATAACTGGGCATATATTGTGAACGTAGAGGATGCAGATGGCTGATGATATTAGTAATTCACTTGGACTGAACCCAATGATAAAGCCTTCACTTGAAGGCGAGATTATAGAAGCAAATACAAATCCTTCTTCTCCTGAAAGACCCGAAAGAGAAGAAGATTATAAGTATGCAAGAGATAATTTTTATAACGTCATTGAGAAGGGTACTCAAGCACTCGACGAAATGTTAGATGTTGCAAAAGCATCTGAGCATCCACGGGCTTACGAGGTCGTATCGACGCTTATGAAAACATTAGTAGAAGCGAACAAAGACCTTGTTACAATGAATGAGAAAAAAGCAAAAGCAGAAGAACCCGAAGAAGATGCCAAAGTTACAAATAACAATCTCTTCGTGGGATCAACTGCAGAGTTGCAACAATTAGTCAAGGACATCAAGAATGAGTGATGTAATTCAGAGAGGCTATAATGGTAACTCAAACATCAAGCGTAAAGGTGAAAAGATTGAATTTACGCAATCTATGGTTGGCGAATTTGTAAAGTGTGCAAATGATCCCGTTTACTTCTCTGAGAATTACATCAAAATTGTACACGTAGATAGAGGGTTAATACCACTCAAACTCTACGAATATCAAAAAGACATTATCAAAGCAATTACTGATAACAGGCGCGTAACAGTAAACACTTCTCGACAAGCAGGTAAAACAACTACCGCTGTAGGAGTTATTCTTCACTACATCATCTTTCAAGATCACAAGACCGTTGCTCTTCTTGCAAACAAGGGCGATGCCGCACGTGAAATTCTTGATCGTATTAAAATTGCATACGAAGCACTTCCAAAATGGATGCAACAGGGAGTGATCGAATGGAATAAGGGGTCAGTTGAATTTGAAAACGGTTGCAAGATTATTGCGGCAGCTACAAGTTCAAGCGCGATTCGTGGTAAATCGATTTCGTTTCTCTATATTGACGAAACAGCATTCGTCGAAAATTGGGACGAATTTTTTGCTTCGGTTTACCCAACAATTTCATCTGGAGATTCTACCAAGATTTTGTTTACGTCCACACCAAACGGACTAAATCATTTTTACAAAACTTGTGAAGGAGCAAAGGATGGAAATAATGGCTATGTTTTTATTGAAGTACCTTGGCAGAAAGTGCCGGGCAGAGACGACAATTGGAAACAGGAGACACTTGCGGCTATGGACTACGATTATCAGAAATTTGCACAAGAATTTGAGTGTCAGTTTTTGGGATCATCGGGAACACTCATTGAAGGTTCTCGATTGAAGTGTATGGTATGGAAAGACCCCATTGCTGAAAAAGAAAATATGAGAATATATGAGTATCCAAAAAAAGGTCATACTTATGTAATTGTGGCAGATGTATCAAGAGGTAAAGGGCTTGATTACTCTGCATTTCAAGTGCTTGACGTAACAGAAATGCCTTATAAGCTTGTTGCGTCATATAGAGATAATATGGTAACTCCGATTGATTATGCAGAAGTGATACACGGAGTTCACAAAATGTACGGAGAAACTTATATCTTAATTGAGATCAATGATATTGGTGAACAAGTAAGTGAAATACTTCACTATGACTACGAAGTTGAAACGCTTCTTTATACTGAATCTGCAGGCAGATCAGGTAAAAGAATTTCTGCAGGGTTTGGTAGAGCGGTCGATAAAGGAATTCGAACAACTCGTGCAGTAAAATCTATAGGATGTAATATGATGAAGTTGATGATCGAACAAGATCAATTGATCGTTCACGACTTCTTTACGATTAATGAACTCTCAACATTCTCTCGAAGAGGCGCTTCATATGAAGCAGAATCTGGAGCGCATGATGATTTAGTAATGTGTCTTGTTCTCTTTGGTTGGTTGACAGATCAGTCTTTTTTCAAAGAAATCACAGATATTAATACAATGCAAGCACTCAGACAGCGAAATGAAGAAGATTTAGCAGAGTCTTTGTTGCCTATTGGATTTAATTCTGATGATATGATGGAAGAAGAAGTTATGATTCCTGGAAACAACAACTGGTTCAACTACTAAGATGTGGTTTTTATAAATATAACAACAAGAATGATGAATCTATAATTAAATCATTAATTAGACAAGGAGAAATGAGATGGCTTTTCAATTAAGTCCAGGTGTAAACGTTAGTGAAATCGATCTAACAACGATTGTGCCTGCAGTAGCCACAACAGAAGGCGCGATGGTTGGCGTTTTTCGTTGGGGTCCAACAAATGAAGCAATTTTAGTTAGCTCTGAAGTAGAACTCGTAAATCGATTTGGACAACCGTATGCAAATACGACCTGGTCAAACGCTGAAACATTCTTTACTTGCGCTAACTTTCTATCGTATGCTGACGCTTTATATGTAACACGTGTCACAGATGATACTGCAAACACCGCAACAGCAACAACTTTCAATGCGGCATATGAGGGCGATTTAGGTAATTCGCTTCTTGTGTCTACTGGAGTAGGAACTGCGGCTCTCGATACATCAAATGCTTCGGCAAATGTTTCTATCGATGCATCATCTACAACAGGAACACTTTCAGCAAACACCGACGTAATCGAAGTTGGTGACGCTATTTCTTTAACTGGAACAGGCGGCACAAATCAAGTTCTTATCGTCACAGAAGTTGACGGCTTAAACTTAACGTTTGATCGTAAGTTTATCGGTACAGCAACTTATAACGGAACTTTTGATATTTCTTGGGGATATGGATTACAGTTTGATGCAAATCCAGTCAACGCAAACTCGTTACATGTAATCGTTATTGACAAAGATGGTAAAATTAGCGGTGAAGCTGGTACAGTCCTTGAAAGATATAGTAACTTATCTACTCAAGAAGGCGCAAGAAAGTTTGATGGAAGTACAAACTACGTCAACGAAGTGCTAGAACAGCAATCTGCTTTCATTCGCGTGAAGAGCGGAGCATCGTTTAGTCCAGGAGCACGTTACGAAAACTTTACTGGTGGTAACGACGGTCTTGGAGAGCAAAACATTTCAGCGGCAGATATTGTAGCTGGTTACGATCTATATCAAACATCTGAAAATGTTGATGTGTCTCTTATCATGACAGGTCGACCAAATACAATCATCGCAAACTATGTGATTGATAACATTGTCGAAAACAGAAAAGATGCAATTGCTTTCATCAGCCCTGTAGTAACAGCGGCTTCATATACAGCACAAGATGCTGTGACTGCTGTTAATTCGCTATCTTCGAGTTCATATGCAGTTGTAGACTCTGGCTACAAGTATCAGTACGACAAATATAATGACAGATATCGTTATATTCCACTCAATGGTGACATTGCTGGTCTTTGCGCAAGAACAGATGATCTCAGAGATGCTTGGTTCTCTCCTGCAGGTTATAATCGTGGCGGCATTAAGAATGTTGTAAAACTTACTCTGAACCCAACAAAAGCAGAACGCGATCTACTATATAAAAACGGCATCAATCCGGTCATTAATCAGCCAGGTCAAGGAACGCTTCTATTCGGTGATAAAACGTTCTTAAATCAGCCTAGTGCTTTTGATCGCATCAACGTGCGCAGATTGTTTATTGTACTTGAAAAAGCAATTGCGATTGCGGCTAAGAGTACGCTCTTTGAGTTCAACGATGAGTTCACAAGAGCGCAGTTTAAGAATCTGGTAGAACCATTCTTGAGAGACGTTCAGGGTCGTAGAGGCATCTTTGACTTTAGAGTCGTATGTGATGAGACAAACAACACTGGTGAAGTAATCGACAGAAACGAGTTTGTTGGTGATATTTACATCAAGCCAGCACGTGCAATTAACTTCATTCAGTTGAACTTTGTGGCAGTTAGAACAGGTGTTGAATTCTCTGAAATTGTTGGTCAATTTTAACGTATAAATAGATTTAAGGAGATAAACAATGGCTTTCAACATCAACGACATTAAAGGTCAATTGACACTAGGTGGAGCAAAGGCTTCTTTATTCCAAGTGACGATTACAAATCCGATCAACGGAATTGCAGACTTAAAAGTTCCATTTATGGTCCAATCAGCCGCAATTCCAGAAGCAACGATCGGTACGATTGAAGTTCCATACTTTGGTCGTAAAATCAAAATTGCTGGTGATAGAACATTCGGTGAATGGACTACAACTATCATCAACGATGAAGATTTTCTTATTCGTAACGCAATGGAAAACTGGTTAGCCGCAATCAACTCTCACCAAGGTAACTTGAGACAGTTGGGAACTGCTTCGCCTTCAGAATATAAGTCGCAAGCACAAATCGTACAGTTTTCAAAAACAGGTGTACCAATTCGCGAATATACATTCAATGGTTTGTTTCCAACCTCAGTAGCACAGATTGCTATGGATTGGAATACAACAGATGACATTGAGCGTTTTGATGTGACCTTTCAGTATGACTGGTGGGAAGTTACTGGCGGCATTACTGGCAACGCTGGTACAAACGCTTAAGAAATTGAATGAGGGGGCGTTGGGTCCCCTCAAATTTCAGTAAGGATTTACTATGGAATATCAGTTGCCGCGGCAGGAGGTGCTGTTAGTAGTTTTCTTGATTTCGAAGGTACATCAAAGTCAGAAGCCGAACTTGTTCAAAAGTATCGCACAATGATGCAACAGCCTGAAGTTCAGATGGCTGTAGACGACATTATAAACGAAGCGATTAATATTTCGTATGAAAATAGTGTTGTTGAGTGTGTAACAGACAGTATTGATTTACCTGATAATATTAAGAAAAAAATTCGTGAAGAGTTTGACAATGTTCTCAAACTACTTGACTTTGCTAATTATGGATATGATATTTTCTCAAAGTGGTATGTTGATGGTCGTATCAACTATCATGTGATGATCGATGAGAAGCAACCCAAAAAAGGTATTCAAGAGTTACGCTATATTGACCCGAGAAAAATTCGCAAAGTAAGAGAATACGAAAAAGAAAAAATTCAATCAAAGAATGGCGGCAATGGCGCTTTCTTTAAGAGAATTAAAAACGAATATTATATTTACAACGATAAAGGCTTTCATAACTCTTCAGCAACAAATATTGGACAGGGTTATGATTATAATAATACAAATGCACAGGGTCTGAAGATTGCAAAAGATTCTATTATTAATTGTAATTCAGGCATTCTAAATGAAAACTCAACACTTGTGTTGTCACATCTTCATAAAGCGCATAAGCCTCTGAATCAATTGCGCATCATGGAAGACGCTGTTGTAATTTATAGAATCTCTCGCGCACCTGAGAGACGTATTTTTTATATTGACGTGGGTAACTTGCCTAAGATGAAGGCTGAACAATACCTTCGTGACATGATGACAAAGCATAAGAATCGTCTTGTCTATGATGCAAGCACTGGCGAAGTTCGTGATGATCGTAGACATATGTCAATGACAGACGATTTTTGGTTGCCACGAAGAGAGGGTGGTAGAGGCACAGAGATTACAACTTTGCCTGGTGGACAAAACTTAGGCGAGCTTGAAGATGTTGAGTACTTTCAGAAGAGACTATATAAGTCACTGAATGTGCCAGTTTCTCGTATGGAGAGTGATACAGGATTCTCTCTTGGTCGTGCGAGTGAAATCAGTCGAGACGAAGTAAAGTTTAGTAAGTTCATTAAGAGACTACGTGCAAGATTTTCAATTATTTTTGATAAAGCACTTGAGAAACAACTTATACTAAAAGGTGTGATCGCGCCAGAAGAGTGGCCAGCGATTCAATCGAATATTCGTTACGACTTTATGTCTGACAACCATTTTGAAGAATTAAAGAAATCTGAAATTTTACAGAATCGTCTCGGTATTCTCAGAGACATTGATGAATTCAAAGGTGAGTATTACTCGAAAGACTGGATTCGTAAAAATGTACTGTTCATGTCTGAAAATGATATTGAAGATATTGACCAGCAAATCGAAGACGAAAAAGAGAGCGAGCCTGAAGAGAATTCGGACAATTTTGAAATTTGATAAATAGATGTATATTAATTAAAAGGAGATAATACCATGAGCGTTAAGAAACTAATTCAACAGGCATTTGATAAAGATGCCGAGGCATTTGAAACGACATTTGACGAAATCATGGCTGAAAAGATGGGTACTGCCATCGAAGCTAAATATGACGAAATGTTTGCATCAGAATCTGTCGAAGAATCTTACAAAAAGAAAAAGATGAAAGAAGAAGACGACGATGACATGGATGATGTCGAAATGGATGATGAAGACGATGACGAAGATGATGACGAAGATGATGAAAAAGTCGCTTCAGAAATGAAGAAAATGCACGATGAAGGCATGACCAAAAAGCAAATCTTCGCGAAGTATAATTATATGGATAAAGAGAAACTAGAAGGTCTTTATGCATCGTCATGTGGTAACCACTAACAAGCGAGTGCTAAGATGAAAACCTTTAAAGAGTCATTAAAAGAGACTGTTGATACAATTAAGTCTCCAGACGAACAAAACTTTGTTGACAAGCACATCGTTGACAAGAGGGATCATCCTGTTGCCAAGGATGATCAATTTGTTGCGAAAACAAATAAAAAGAAACGCCTTGCGGATCGTGAGAAAGGCGATGACGAAGCTGTTTATGAAGAGCGTATGATTGAATGTCCCGATTGTGGTAAAACATATGAAAAGGGCGAAGATCATGAGTGCGATCTAGAAGAAGATAACATCTCAGAAAAAGAGATGACAACCGCGCAGATGAAAAAGCGTGAAGAAATTGTCAAGTCTATGAAAAAGAAAATGGACGATTTCAAAGAAAAGTATGGAAAGAATGCAAAAGCGGTTATGTATGCTACTGCAACTCAAATGGCTATGCAAGAAGAAGCAGAGCTTACAGAGGCTGTCAAAAGAGGTCGTATGAAACTCAAAGACGGTTCTACTGTAACTCTTTCAAAAGATGACGCAGAAGCAGTTAATGAACTTTTCAATGAACTCAATTCTTCGAA